CCACCATCGCCCCAGAGCGTGCTGAAGATGATGCGGATCTTGGGCTCTTCCAAATCGAAGTAACCGACATTGCCCAAAGCGTAGATCAGACCGGGACAGTACTGCTCGAAGCGATCACCCATCTCAGCATTCCACGACGGGTAGTCGTGCTTGTAGTATTCATGGTTCCCAGGTACGAAGATCACCTGTGGAAAGCGCTGCTGGCAGCACTGAATGAACCCGACGAGCTGGGTTGGATCTGACGAGATGTCGCCAGCCAGCACGAGGATCGTCTCAGGGTCGCGGTTATCGCGAGGCAAGAAATCGATCGCCAGCGTTTCGGGATTTCGTTGAGCGAAACCTTCGAGGTGAAGGTCGCTGACAGGGCGCAGATACTTGATCATGGTCTATTATAACACTATCTGCTCAGACCGTGTCAAGATTTTGCAGGTCAGGCGTGCTTCTTGGTGACTTCTTGGTGCAGCGCAAGCCACACCCGCACCTGTTGCTTCAATTCTACGACTACTCCCGCCCTTTCCAGGTGACTGCCAGTCTCAGCAACGGCCTTGGCAGCCTTGCGCTGTTCAGCATACAGCGAGAAGTCATATAAACGCATCACACCTTCTGGTTGATCACAAACTATTTACAGCGACTTGGAAGCGAGTACACCGGCCACCAGCAGTTTGAGTACTCGGATCTCGCCCTGTGTGAGCACAAGATCTTCAACCCCTGGTTCAACCTGTGCTTCAGCGGGCGGACTTGACCGTCGCGGCTGAACATCACGGAAGATACGTAGCAGCCCACCCTGGACATCGCCGCCATAGTCCCCAAAGATCTTGCTGGGCTTTCCCTGTGGTGGATCAAAGAGGTCTGGTCGCTGCTTCGACTGCGACCAGATGTTGCCGAAGTCCACGTAGTCAGCGTAGAAGCCCATGTGCCGGTGCTTGGGGCCACTCAGGGCCTTCAGCATCACCCGCATGTGGTAGTGGCTGATGACCCACTCAACGACAAGGACAGGTTTCACAGTAGCACCCGGATGAGCGCGTCGAGCATGGTGATGACCACCGTTGGGAGCGTGAGACTGATGATGAGGATAGTCCAGTTAGCCAACCCCGACAGTGGGTAGTAGGTTGTGACGCCCAACATCCTACAGACCAGTTTCTTCAAGGCCCAGACAAAGAACAGCACCATCGCTACGTAGATGCCGAAGATCAGGATCTCATTGGTCAGTCCAGCCATGTCATTCACCGTAGCACCTCGGGACTGGTTGGCTGGCAGCAATGGCTGCTGCCTTGAGATTGTTGCAGGACGTGGCCTTCGCTGCCACGACTGCATTGTCAGACCAGTTGGTCAGTGCCATGAAGGAGAAGAGGGCCACAGCGGCGATGGCGGTAGCCGCCCATTCATTGCATCGAAACATCACGTGGTCTCCTTGGCAGATTGGATCTCGGCGCCCACCATCGCGTCTTCGATGAAGGCATCACGTGCTGCTGTCAGCAGGTTCTTGGCAAACATGTCCTCATACGACTTGCGATCATTGGCACCAACAGACAGCCGCCGATCACTTTCCATGTAGGAACAGGTGGCTGCCATCATGGCATACTGCCTGCCGCAGTCGATCACCTTCTGCCAGGCACCGCCTTGGAAGCGTTGAGCCTGTAGGATCTTCTCGAGGGTTTCAGGGGAGACAGTCATGATTTTCTCACAGTCGACCAGAGAGATGGCCGGTTAGTTGTGCAAGGACATAGAAGCCGTACAGCGCGACGTGCAGACCCGTCAGGTAGATGATCGTCTGCGTCTCCCACCGTTTGGCGATGTACTCGTTGTACAGCCTTCCGACGCGCTCGGTCATGAAGACTGCCCAGCCGTAGATGAAGAAGAAAAAGAACACGAAGGCCAAGATGAGCAGCACCATGATCAGAAGGCCTCAACGATCTTGTCGTCACGCAGGTGGTTGTAGGTGGGGAAGCGCAGCGAGAAGAACTCGGCGCCCTTGGCCTGAGAGATCTCCTGGTACGTGACGACGCAGACCATGCCCTTGTACTTCGTGTCGAAGTTCTCGGCGATGTCCTTGCGAACCGCGTCGCTGAAGCCTGAACCGACGTTCGTCTTGAACTTCCGACCCTTTTCGTCGACGCCCAGCACCGAGATGCCACCAGCAACGTTCTCCAGCCGGGACTTGGCACGTCCCTTGTACCAGTCCATGATCAGGCAGTCAACGTCGTAAAAACGTTTGACCTTGCACCAGTCCATCGACCGGTCCCATTGGTAGACGGCGTCCCAGTTCTTGAGGATCAGACCTTCCTGCCTGTGGGTGTCGATGACCTCGTTGCAGTAGGCCTTCATGTCGTCGTAGTCCTTGACCTCGCGGCCTTCGGAGAGGATGACCTTGGTGCAACCTGACTTGTGCAGCCGATCGCGCAGGAAGTCGCGGTTCTGGCGCATCGTGATGGTCGTCTTCTGAGCCATCCAGGCTTCGAGCGGCATCATGAAGAAGGCGCGCAACTTGATGGCATCCTTGGCCGCCTGACCTTCGTCGCCAGACTTCTTGGCGTTGATGGTCTGCGTGAAGTCGCTGGCGAAGGCTTCACCATCCATCACGAAGTCGTAGCCGACGGCAGCACGGATGTTGAGAAGGTCCTCGTCCATCAGGCCGTTGAGGTGGGTGCTTTCCTTGCCGCTGCGAGCGCGGTACTCGACGGGGCGTCCAGCGCGAACGATGCAGATGGTGCGTTGGCCGTCGTACTTCCAGTCGCCTTGGCAGGGGAACGTGATCTTCTCGAGGAACTCCTCGGGCGTCTCGCACTTGTCGGCGAGCATCACGTCGAAGGTGGGGATGGTACCCCAGAGATCGTCCTTGCCGGCCCAGACCTTGTTGTAGGTCTCGGCAGAGAAGCCGCAGCCCTTGAGGTCCTTCTCCAGCACCAACTCGAGCAGATCTGCTTGATCCTTCGGGTAGAGGGCGAGATTGGTGGTGACTGCCTGGGAGGCTGCGTTGCCAGTCAGCGTGCGGCTGGACAGGGCCAGCAGGAGGTCCAGAAACTGGTTGTAGCCAGTGTGACCGTCCTTGCCGTACGTGGCCGGCTTGGCGAACTTGCGGACACCGTAGGTGAGGTACGGGTTGAGTGCGTGCCAGATGAGAGCACGAGTGCCTTCATCGGCGGTGGCAAGAACTGCTTGGATGGCATTCTTGGTGCCGGCACCTTGGATGCCCTGAAGGGAGGTGAGGACCTGGACGAAGTTCTTCATGGTCACCTTGGTTGATTGCATAGATGTATTATACACCAACCTGCCGTGGTGTACACAGGAGATGTGTAACAGGCTTCAGGTCATCGGCATGCAGAGGATCATGCTCAAGATCCTCTGGACTGAAAGGGGTTGGCGCCGAGGTGCCCGTAGGTCAGGAAAAGATCTGCACCAGGTGCACAGGTCCTGTCATGGTAGATGCCACTCATCGAGGCAATGGAGGAAACAAAGGCATCGTGGGTGGCCTTGGTGACAGACCCACCGTCCTTGGAAACAATCTGCCTCGCGAAGACCATGTCGCAGGTGGGGGTAGGCTTGATGTTCATGTGGCTATTCTACCACCTCCGCCCAGGTTGTACACAGCCAAGATGTAACCGTTACCCGTAGGACTTGATCTTCGTAACGCTGTAGGTGACAACGACTTCCTTCTTGACGACGGAGGTGCCGATGACCTCGATGTCGGTATCCATGATCTTGGTGCCCTTGCCGTGCATCGAGCCGAGGAAGTAAAAGGACTTGATGTTGCTACCGTTGAAGATCGGGTTGTAGCGAGGACCAGTGATAGCACCTGGAAGATTGGCATCTCGCCACTGTTTCGTCGTCAAGGCCACCGTGTCGATCTCGTCGACCCACCAGCCGTCAGGCTCGATACGTCGCTCGCTGCGAACAACGATCTGAGGGACCCGGCGGGGGTGCTTGCCGATGGTGATGATGTCACCGATCTTGAGGGTGTTTTGGATGATCATGGGTGCTCACTTGACGAACTGCTCGACCAGGATGGTGGCAATGAAGAGGACGATGCCGGCGAACATCAGCAGGACATAGCCGAACTGCCAGTCAGTCAGTTCTTCCCAGGTGGTGAAGCGGCCGATGCGCCCACAGCTGACCTCACTCAGGTAGCCGAAGAAGCCGATGATGGCAACGATGACGGCAGCGAGCAGAAGCACGTTGAGGTAATCCATGATCAATCTCCCTTCTTCAAGCAGCGGAACTCGGCAGGGTTCACGATGCCAAGGTTTGCGGCAGCCTTGGCGCAGGCGGTCGGTGA